GAGCTGACTTTTTGTCTGCAAAAGAAACAAAAGAATCAGTATTCATTAACTGTTTATTACAATGTCTGCAAAGACCAATCAATAATGATTTTATCTTTTTTTTCTTTACCATTTTTAAAAAAGCAAATTTCGTTGTTCCATTAAAAGTAAAATAAATATTTAAAATAATTCAAAAACTTATTCAATCACTTTTTTCATTTCTGACGAACTTGTTACATTCTAGACGATTTTGAAAAAACCAATATGATATAATGTATTTATAAAAAGTTTTTTAACAACTTTTTATGAGCTGTTAAACATTGTGAATAGAAGCACTAGAAAGGATAACGTATGATGAGAGAAACATCAGACAAATGGAATCTAGTTAAGTCTTATGATTTGGCTAATTCTATTTTACCAAAAGAACTTCCTTATATTACTTATGAGGAAGCCAATAAGGCAGCAAAACTTTTAGCTAGAAAATTTGGAAAGTTAAAAGATGCTGCACCTATTAGATATAGAAACTATCCAATTAATATTCGTATCAGAAAATGTTGGATATGTCTATCAGGTGATTCTTCAACTTTAAATAAAGGTTGGAGAAGATTGATACATGATATGGCACATAGGCTTTTTAAATATAGAAACCCTAATTTGCCAGACCATTGTAAGCTACAAGCTGATTTTGAAGCTGATATGGTAACTTATGTTAATCAATCAGGTTGGCTCAATGGTTTATTAAAACCAAAAGTTCAACCAAAAATATCTAATGATGAAAAACGAAATATTAAAATCATTAGATTAAAACAAAACATTTTAAGATGGGAAACCAAAATAAAAAGAGGAAATACCTATCTTAAAAAATATAAAAACAAACTAAAAAGGTTAAGCAATTAACTTTAACAAGTGCTTCTTCACAATGTTAAATTTACCAAGCCTTACAACTCCAATATCTAGCTGATAACTTATTCGTTTCCCCAGAACATTTGTGTCTTGCTCTAAAAGATTTACGTCTAGCTGCGATATGTTTTTTAATCTTCATGTTAGGATCACCAAAGCGAACTAATCTAACTTGATCTCCTTGCTTGGCCAACACCGCAGACTTTTTAGATTTGCCTGGTGTTCGTTTAGGTTTGTTATAACCTGCAAATTTTTCACCTCTATATGTTATCATGCTTTATCTCCACACATCTAAAATTAACAATTAATTGTTCTTTAATAAAGTCTTTTTTATCTATGTTCTTTAGTATAACGGTTGATTTTTCATATCCTGCAACCCCACAATCGTACATATCTAAGAACTCCCCTGATTTGATTTCAGGCATACATACTTGATGTAGAGTGGAGCATATATATATAATTAAAGCAAATTTCATTTTTTAAATTTATCCAAAACATTAATTCCAAAGCTACCTGATATGATGGCTAGTAATGAATACCAAAACAAATCATTAGCTGATTTTAATAATTCCCAACCTGCTGCCATAAAAGGTTGAGTGTAAGGCACAAAGTGTGCAACTAGAATTAATGTATAGACAATCGTAATCCATTCATCTTTCCAAGATTTTTCGGAACTAACTACTTGTTGAACGGATACATCTTTGCTTGCTTCTATTTCTTTTGCTCTGATAATTTTATCTTTTTCTAACTTGTGTTCAATTGCACCAATCGTTTTAGATATAATTAAATTAGTAATAGGGTTCTTAATAAGTGGTAATATGAAATTTAACATGATTATGTTGTCCTTACTCTGTTAGCTAGGGTCTTGCAACGATCTGGAGTTTGTTGATGCCACCTGGAATCAATCATCTCATCAGCTGCATTAACCCAATTCTTTTCTTGTAATGCTTGAATAAACTTTTTAAATTTATGAACCGTTCCTATACCTAACTGAAAAATCATTTCTATGAGAACACCTTTGATTTGATCAGGAACATCTAATTTGTATTCACTACAAAACGATTCCATTTGTTTCTTGGCATTAGTAAAGTCTTGCTCAAATACTTCTTCTAGTATTTCTTTGTCATATTCTACACCTTCTTCAAAGGTATCGTTAGGTGTAATCAAATGTCCATAACCAATGGTTTTTTTACCAAGAGAATCTGCATAGATACTATTGCGAAACCCCTCATGGATTTTAATACTAACCTTTATGGAATCAATATTCATTTTTTCTTTCTTTTGTTACAAACGTAAAGCTCTCTCCATATTTTGTTTTCCAGTCTGCTGACAATGGTAAGAATTTTCCGTAACAAGAATCTATAGAATCTTTCACACATTTGCATCCCCCTAATAAAAAGCATTTGATGTTTGGTGAGTACCAGTAGCACTTCATATATTATTTTTTATTATTAATGTAATTATAAACTCTACCAAAAGATTGATTGATTTGAAACAACTCTCCTTTGATCATAGAACTATCTTCTTTTAATTCTACTACACTTACAAGTACCCATGTAGATAAACCCATTAGAATCGTACCTAAGACTCCTATAATCCACTTCATATCTATCTTCATATTGTTTTAGTGGGTATTTTAATGTTAGCCAAGATTTTATCTTTGTTAGTACCTTCTTTAATGGTGTAGCCTGAGCCATTCTTATTGATCTCAACTTCTTTTCTATTATTGAGAAGAACTTTATTGCTTTGTTCTTTTTTCTTTTCTTCATGGTTCTTGATGATTAAATCCTTTAATCGTTCCATAGTTACTCCCCATTATTTTTTTTCTCTTTTACACTATTGAACATATCTTTGTTAGGAGTATTATTGATTAAATCATATAATTCTTTTAAAGATATTGTTTTTCTTAATTTTTTTTTAGGTTTTTGTTTTTCCATCACTAATAAAATCTATAAAATAGATTTCAATATTTAATTTTTTTTGTTTGGCAGTAGGACATCTATAGATTTCAGATTTGTCTTTTTTACGAAATGTTTTGGTCTTTACGTCTATTAATCTTATCTCTCCGGTTTCTTTATGTACTGCAACTAAATCAAATAAAGATTGTGGGTCTATTGCTTTGGCAACTAAATAATTTTCTTTCATTAGTTGTATCATCGCAATATGTTCTGCAATAGTACCAATATTGGATTTAGTTATTTTGCTAGTAAAGTTACGATCAGATTTGCAACACCTGTTAGACTTATTCCTAATATAACCCATATAACCTTATAGATTAGATTCACTTTTTCGTCTATATGGTGTAGGTGATTATCTTTAATGGTGTCTATCTTGTGGTGGATGAGAGCCATCTCACCTTGTAGTTTAACTATCTCAATTTTATTCTCTTGAGAAGTGGAGAGTTTTTCTTCAGTCATAGTATATTAATCTTTAATGAAAATAGATCCTCCTAATTTTCCTAAAATAATTGCAGCTCTTTCAGTATTAGGTTTTAGTTTTTTTAACTCAACCAATTCTTTAAGGCTTTGTGGGTTTAGCAAGGCATTAGCCATAACTCTTTCAGATGCTTTTTTGTATATCCTTCTGGAAGCTGTAAATAATCTTCCTAACAAAGTAAATTGTCCAAGTCTTGCTCTAATAATATCTGAGAACGCACTACCAAAAACACCTTCAGCTGCTCTTGATGGAGATTTTCTTCCAGAAATTTGTAATGCTCTATTTAACGTATCTAAATTATCTATAAATTCTTTTCCAAATATTTCTCTTAAAGCAACTTTATAACCTCTTTCCCCTCCAGCACCGTTTAAATAATTATCAAATGCTTTAGGATTGATAGTCTTCATTCCAAGTCTATCAGAAGTAATTGCTACTCTTTCATTTAAATCTGTTAAAACATTTCTTTGAAATCCTCTAAATACTTCAGGATCATTTTTTAAAATGTTTTTTAATTTAATAATTTCACCAATGTTGTTTGGTTTATAAATTTTAGTAAAGATTTCTTGTGGAGATGAACTCTCTAGTTTTCCCTCAAATGATTTAATGAGTTTGTCAGACATTTCTTTTCTTACTTTAGTAATGTCTTCAATATATTTTTTTAGTCCACCAATTCTTGAAATTTTGTCATATTCTGCTTTCGTAAAGAATTGTTTTAAAGGAGCATTATAAGACTGTATAAATTGGTTATGTTTAACAAGATTAGGAGAGCCATTGACTAATACTTTGCTTTTATAAAAATCATAAATAGAATTTTTATATGCAGCTAAAGCATCAGGAGATTGGCTAATTACATCGTATGTTTCTTTTGCTACCTTGCCTGACCCAAGACCTCTTTTAAAGGTTTGAGCAAAAATATCTTCATTGGCTATTTTAAGAACACCATTAGAATCTACAGATGTTAATTTAGATATAGTATCGTTATTTAACAATTGTTTGTTTCTAATAACTAAAGCATTAAAATTTTCTAATTCGTTTAGATATTCTTTACTTGCATTTTTTTTAATTTGTTTTTTAAATGCACTTTCTAATAATTTTAATTTACCAACATCTACACTTTCGCCTGTAACACTTCCAGTTTGAGCATCTCTTATTTTTTTACCTAATGCCTGGATTGTTTCTCTTGCAGACTGCAAAGGAATAGATGAATCTTTTTGTGAAATATAATCAAATACTTCTTTTTTAAAAATACCTTCTGTTTTGGCAATATTTAATAAATTAAATCTATCTTTAGTAGTTAATTTAGATAAAGCATCTGCTATAATATCTGTATTTATTTTTTGAACTCCAACTGCTTGATCAAGATTTTTAGCAGCTAAATCTACATTTTCTTTATAAGTTTTAGCTAAATCATCAATAACAGACCTTGCTTCTACTCCGGTTACTTTTGCACTACCGTCAGGCAATCTAAAAATGCTTTTGGTTAATAAATTTTCAGCTTGTTCTTGTCTTTTAATAATTGCATTAACTTCAGGTAAATTTCTTTTTCTGATAACATCTTGTATCATAACACCTGTATCAAACTGAGATATTGGTTTTGTTGCTCCGCCTGTATTAAATCCTGATTTAAGTACACCAAAATAATTATTTAAAGCTGTAGCTTGTTCTCTACCAAATGTTCTAAATTCATCCATGTAACCTAATCTTTTTACATTCTCAAAAGATTGTTGAGCAGCTAACATATCTGCATCATCTAAAGATTGAGCAAGGGTAAATTTTAATTTAGAATTAATTTTTGCTTTGTCTAAAGTTTCGTTAATATTGTTGGCAATTTTATCAGCATCTTTAATATCGCCTAATACTTTAGTTGCATCGTCTGCAACAATTCTTCCTTTAATTAAATTATTAACACCTTTAATTGTTTTAGCTGCTACAGAACCTACAACTCCACCTGCCAAAGATATACCTGCTGTTTTAGCAGCTTCAGCAAACAAATCACCATCTGTTATTTTAGTTCCATCAGCTCTTGTTTCATTAATTTTATATAATGTTTGACCAAGTTTTAATCTTGCATATTCTCCTGCACCTGCCGCAAAAGCACCAGCTGCAATACCACCTGTACCTCCTGTTGCTATACCAACTCCAATTGTTGCAGCAATATCAGGAATGATAACCATAGCATCACCACCTAAATCAGCTAAATCACCTAAATCTGCACCAGGAGCATCAACTAAAGCATAACTATTTGTTTTAGGATTATAATATTCTAATTCACCTGTTGCTCCACCAATACGAACATCTATATTTTGTCCGTATAATTTGGATAAAGAATTTTTAATAGCAAGAACTTTTTGTGTTTGATCATAACCTAAAGAAGCACCAAATCTTGCTTTAGATGTAGCAGGATCATTAGTAGAAACTCCTGCTTGTTCAGCTATTTCAGCAACGGTTGGTTTAAATTCTGATGGAGTTTGTTTAAAATCAAAATTTTCATTAAACTCATCATCTGGAGATACAATATCTTCTGTTGCTCTTTTAGCTTTTATAGTAGGAAATGCCTGACTATAAAAATCATTTTCATTAATTTTTCCTTTATAATATTTATTGTATAAAGCATCTGCTAATTGCAGGTCAGGTACATTTTGATATGCCTCATATTCTTTTTTAATATCAGCAATAGTCTTTGCCATATTAGAATCCTAATCCTAATGGATCTGTTGATGGTGTTTCTTGTTTTTTCTTTTTCTTTTCAGGAAAAAGATCCATTCCTGTATATGCTTTATATTCAATATTAGCATTTTCATTTGCTTTTTTTAAAACATCTTGAATTACCGCAGCTGTTTTTTGAGGATTCTGACCTCTACCTAACTGTTCCATTCTTAATGCAATATCTTTATCTGAAAATCTTCCGCCTGGTTCATCTTGTTTAGCCATTAAGTAAGCCATATTAACAAAATTAGACCTAATAATTTCATAATTTTCTGCTTCTTTGCTTAAATTAAAATTCTTTTGAAGTACAGAATCAATTAATCCTGGAGAATCTGATTTATAATCTTTCATAATACCAAAGGTACTAGCAGCTTGTTTTACTTGAGAACCAAAACTGTCTAATGCTGATATAATTCCACCAACTCCACCAACTTTACTTGTTTGTAATTTGTCAATTAATTGACTTCCAACATTATTTAATTTTGCATTGGTTATTTGTATATCTCTAGCAGCTGCTAAATCTTTTTGACTTTGACCAGTTGGAACTCCACCTTTGGTCATTCTAAATCCACCACCAGGCAAATATTCAATTTCTTCTTTAGCTTGAGGAACAGGAGTTAATCCTTTTTGTCTAATTTCTACATCACTTGCAAAAACCGTTTTTCCTGTTTTAGGATCAAAGGCTTGTTTTAAAGCACCCATTTTAGGTTGCACTAATTTTCTAATTTGTGCAGCTTGTGTTAAAGATGGCAATGCAGCTTCAAATATATTTTTTCCAGCAGCACCTTGAGATAACAAGCCAGTAGCAATTAAAGCCTCTGTATTACCTAATAATCCCATTGGTTGAGTAACTTGTGATGTTTCTGTAGCTTTTTTTAATTGTAACAGTTTTAATAATTCTTCCATTATAGTAGTCCTCTTTGGTTTAAATAATTATAATAAAAATTTGAAGTATTAGAAGCTCCTAGTTGATTATTTGTTCCTAAAATACCACTAACATTCTGTTTAGCTTGATCATATTTTGAAAGCAACCCTTCAGTTTGTGGTTGGTTTTGCAAATTAGAAAAATATTGTAATACTTGAGATGGTTGTGCTTGAGTGTTTCCTAATAAATAAGGAGCAATCGTAGCTGTTAAAGTATCTGCATCTCCACCACCAGATATTGTTCCAAATGGATCTGTTGAAGAACCAACACCTGTTCCTGTGCCTGTTCCTACACCACCCATCATAGTATTAGCAGCAATTGTTTGAGCTGCTACCATAGCCATTGTTCCCACAGGAGATAATGCAAATCCTATTGGATTAGACTTCATCTGAGCCTGTAAATTTTGAGTATAAGATTTTATAGTTTCTGTAGGAATACCAGGATCTACTGCTGTAACTCCAAGACCAGCTGCTGTTGCTTCTTCTGCTGATATATCTGCTAACGATACTTCGGCAGGACTAGGTGCAAAACCACCTGATACACCGCTACCACCAGCTCCAACGGAAGCATTGGCAGATTCGGTTGCTGCTACGTTTGCAGCTTCACTTCCTAAATCTCCTGTGTCAGTAGAACCACCGCCACCGCCACTAGCTTCTGAACCTGGATCACTAGGATCTCCACCAGCTCCTCCAGTATCACCTGGACTTGGTGCATCACCTCCGCTAGTTCCTCCACTTGCTCCACCAGCATCGTTTCCACCTGCTCCATCATCACCACCTGCTCCGCCTGTGTCGCCTGGACTAGAAGCATCTCCGCCTCCACCTCCACCGCCATCACCGCCATCTCCGCAGTACATAGTGTATGTTGGTTCAAAATCTGGATCCATCTTTACTCCTTATGAAAGAATAGAAATTAAAAACAATATATATAAAATGATAATATGTTTAGTTGGATTGTTCTTAATTTTAGTTTTGTAATCAAAAATTATTTTATTTATTTTATCCATTATAATAATCCTCCTAAGAATCCTAAACCACCACCGATTAAAGGATTGAATCCAAGAGAAGATGCTAACAAAGCACCACCTGCTGCTGTAGTTAATGGATTAGCTTGTGTTTGAGTTTGTCCTGTTTGTAAAGGAAAACCAGATGCAATAGGCGAAACCAAACCTGCATATTGTTGTAATGCTTGGAACGGTGCTAATTGCTGTTGTCTTTGTAATTGTTCTAATTGCTGACCTGTTTGAACTAAACTAGGAGTAGTTTGTGCAACACCTAATTGTCTAGCTCTTTCCTGCTCATAAGAACTAAATGCTAAAGGTAAAGCAGCTTGTGCAACTTGACTAGCTACTTGTTGTTGAGCAAGGGGAGATGTAGGAGTTCTTCCTGCACCTGAAAATTGTTGAGCAACTGTTCCATAAATATCAGCA